CCGATGCCTCAACATCATTCCCGGCGACGACCGATGGAACGGCCACGACCACGGCCCCATGCAAATCAACCAGGTGTGGAAGGAAGAAGTCACGCACCTGTTCGGCTCATGGGAACGCATCAACGACCCCACCGTAAACCTCGCCATGGCCCTCGAGATCTGGCGTTGGCACGACCATCACCGTGGCTGTGGATGGGAGCCGTGGAGCCGCTCGTGCTGAACGTCGACCGGCCCGACTGGATGACCAAAGGTGCATGCGTAGGCGAACCGGCAGACCTGTTCTTCCCGGGCCCCGGCAGGGACGGTGCCGTCAAGACGAAGAAGGCCAAGCAGATTTGCCGTACCTGTCCGGTCGTGAACGACTGCATCATGTACGCCATGACCTTCGCCCCACGCTCCCTGATCGGGATTTGGGGTGGCACCACCGAACGCGAACGCACCCGCATACACAAATCCACCACAGGCCTTGTGTACAGTGGCCGCACAACCCGACGATAGGAGTACCGATGCCCGACAACATCGACCCGCTGGCCCATGTGATCCGTGAAGCCACGGCCGCCATGGAGGAAGCCACCTACAGCATCCAAGCGATGGTGGCCGAGATTGAGCGTCTGCGTGAAGACCGTGCCCAACTGCGACGTGCCCTCCACGAGACCGCCTACTGCCTGAACAGCCTCGAGGTGGCACCGTCCGCCATGACGAAGACCACGGCCGACACGATCGTGCAATTGAACCTTGGAGGCTTCAATGATTGATCGGAACGTGCTTGAGCGGCCGCGGGCCGGTGCCTGTTGCCGGTGTGGTGCCCCGCTTGCCGGTGACGACATTTTCCACTGGTCGCCCGGATCGTGGAGCGTGTGGTGCTTCAAGTGCTACAAGGCCGAACACTTCCACAACCTCGTCCGAATTCAACAGCGTGCGGAGGATCGACGTGGGCTTTGATCTGTCAACGTACGCCACCGTGGAGGAGCGTTTGGCCCTATTTTGGGCCGCGAACCCTGACGGCCGGATCTTCACCGAACTTGTCCGCATGGACGATCACGCATGCTTGTTCCGTGCCGAGGTGTACCGGCATCGAGACGATCAGCACCCCACCGCCACCGGTTTCGCCTACGAGGAAAAGTCAGATCGGGGCGTGAACGCCACCAGCCATGTGGAAAACTGCGAAACCTCGGCGACCGGCCGTGCCCTCGCCAATTGGATTTTCCAGGCTGGGAAGCGGCCGTCTCGAGAGGAGATGGGAAAGGTGCAACGCATGGGTGGTGCACCTGCACCGTCCGGTGACGGCCCGTCTGACGCACAGATAAAACTGTTGCGGTCGTTGAAGTATGACGGCGATCCTCGGGCCTTGTCACGGCGGGAAGCGTCCGCCGAGATTGACCGGCTGAAGACGGAGCACCCATTCTGATGGCGTACGACCAATACGTCATGACAATGCATCGGCGACAAGCGGCGATTGACAACGCAAACAAATGCTTTGACGAATTCCCCAAATACGACTGGCTCAGTTGGTTCAATGGATGTGCGGGCGAATCTGCCGTGTTCAGTTACTTTGCCGACGATCAATTCGGCATCCGTCAAGGCGGCAAAAAACTGCACGACTTGGAATTGCAACTACCGTCAAAAATCGTGCGTTTGGAAGTCAAAACCCAAATGCGAACGGTGCCAGCACACCCGTCATACGAAGCCAACGTCGACGCACGACAAGTCGAAAACCAATTCCCGGATGCATACGTGTTCTGTTCGGCCTACTTCAGCCCAACCAAAGACACCGCACATTGCCAAGCCATTGAAATTGTTGGATGGATTACAAAAAAAGACCTGATCCAGCATGCTCGGTTATTGAAAAAAGGCGACACGTTTGCAAATGGTCGCGAAGTAACCAAAGACGTGTATTCGTTGGCGTTCGAGGCAATGCGGCCCATGCATCAATTGAAAAAGATGGCCACCGCATGACTGAATCAGAATTCCAGTCAGCCGTGATCGAGGTGGCCCGTTTGCGTGGCTGGCTGGTCATGCATCAGCGGCCCGCACAGATCCGCCCCGGACGGTGGGCCACCGCGATCCAAGGTGACGCAGGCTTCCCCGATCTGGTGTTGGCCCGCCCTCGTGTGGGCGAACTGGTCTTCGCCGAACTGAAGCGTGAGAAGGGCCGTGTGTCCGTCATGCAACGAGTGTGGCTACGCACCTTGGCGGCCACAGGGGCCGAGGCGTACCTGTGGTATCCGTCCGACATGCCCGAGATCATCACCCGACTATCAAGGAGTATCCCATGAACCATCCATGGCAACAGCCCATCCGCCCGCTCGAAGTGTTGATCCCCAACACCGACCTGTGGGCAACCGTCCTGTTCATCAGGCCGCGAACAGATCGAGGCTGGGAAGTTACGACCTTGTCCGGCAACGTGTGGAACAACCTTGAGGCCGAACTGCGTTATGCACAGGGCGTCGAGTAGCACCAGCCTGCTACCTTCACCGATCTACAACCGAGTACGTCAACCCGCAACAGAGGCGGGTATCAGGCCCGCCCGGCATGCAACCGGGCAGAGGTAATACACGGAGACGTGGGTGTGCCCTCATGCGTCGACGTGAGGGAGCAGAGTCCCCGAACTACACAAACGGCGAATGGTGTCCGCCCTAATCAATCCGGCTACCAAGGCTACTTGCCTGAAGTGTGGGGGGCACAACACCACCCACGCCTACAATCAGCCAAGAGGACACGAGCGAAGCGAAGTGTCGACCCAACGAGCGAAGCGAGGCGGGAGCCAATGCCCAAGCGAACAAGCGACCCGACCTACCTTGCCAATCGCAAGCGACTACTGGCCGACAACCCCGCATGCCATTGGTGCGGACAACCCGCCACCGAAGCAGACCACCTCATCGAACACGACCGAGGCGGCACAAACGACATCGACAACCTCGTACCAGCCTGCAAAACCTGCAACGCACGCCGAGGCAACCGATACAAACAAGCCAAAGACGCCGCCCGACTCGCCTCGAGAACACTTGCAACCGGCCCCACACTTTTTTCGTCCGACCGACTGCCCCCGACCCCATCCTTCTCCGTATCCGCTGGGGATCGGCCTGAACTGGCGGGAACCGGCGAGAACCAGCCAGGCATGAAGGTGATTGGTCGTGATCGACCGCGATTGGAGACTGCCGGTGTTGGGGGGAAAACGTGGGGCACCGAGGTCGCACGCTGGGCTAATGCACACATGGGTGTCAAGTTGATGGGCTGGCAGGTGCACGCCCTCGAGGGCATGCTGATGTTGGATCCCGACACTGATGAACTGCATTTCCGTGAGGCGTTGGTGTCGACGGCCCGTCAGAACGGAAAGTCGGTTTTGCTCCAAGCGGTGTTGGGCTACTTCTTGACTGACGGTGCCCGGCTTCGCGGCCGCCCCCAGTCCGTGCTGTCCGTGGCCAACCGGCTTGATCGAGCGGAGGCGATCCACACCGCTTTGGCCCCCATCCTCGAGGCCCAGTACGGGGCGAAGGTCACCAACGCTGTGGGCCGTAAAGCCGTCCTGATGCCTGATGGCTCCAAGTGGGAGGTGCGTGCCGCTACCCCTAATTTGCACGGTGGATCGTATGACCTGATCGTGGTCGACGAACTGTTCGACATTGGCTCCAACTGCATTGACGACGCATTACGGCCGTCCATGATCGCCCGACCCAACCCGCTGTTGGCGTGCTTTTCCACAGCCGGTGACGAAGGCTCCACAGTCATGATTCAGATGCGGGAGATGGCAGTGGCCGAGATCGACGGCGGAGTGTGCGGCGACACCTACTTTGCCGAGTGGTCGATGCCACCGGGCGTCAACCCTGCGGACGAGCAGTGGTGGGGTTGGGCCAACCCAGCGTTGGGCACCACCGTCACCGTGAAAGCACTTCGGGCCGCGTCCAAAAAGGAATCGTTTATGCGTGCCCACCTGAACATGTGGGTGTCGGCCCGTGGTGCATGGTTGGACGCAGGCCAGTGGGCTGATCTGCAAACCGACGACCCGATGCCAGCCGGAGGAATTTTGGCGGTTGACTCGAGCGTGGACGAAGCCCGGTATGTGGGTGTCCGGTCGGTAGTGGCGGACAACAAAGCACACGTCACCGTCGAATTCGTCGCTAATTCGGAAGACCAGATGTGGTCGGAAATTGAGCGGGTTATGGCGGACAGCACGGTGCAGTTGGCCCTCACGCCCACCTTGGAGATCCACTGCCCACCCAACCTGACACGCCGCACCACGATTGTCGGCTACGGCGAACTACTCAAGTTTTCGAGTCTGGTCAGGTCGATGCTGGTGGAGGGCAAGGTGACGCAACGCGGGCAACGCACCCTTACCGAACACGTCTGCCGTGCCGTCCTGACCAAAACCGCCCAGGGCACCGTGCTGTCGTCGCAGAAATCGCCGGGGCCGATCGAACTGGCACGGTGCATGGTGTGGGCGATCGCTCTGTGCTCAAGGCCCGCAATTCGTACGAAACCGATACTTGCTATCGCCCCGTAGCACTAACGTGGGAACTGGCGACCGTCCCGTGTCGGGCGGGGCGGCCGCCACCTATCGCGAGGTAACCCATGGGAATTTTCAACCGAGGCGTGAACAAAGCGGCCGTTAGTCCGGCCCCAGAACCGACCGTGAAAGCGGCGGCCGCAGTCGGATCAGGTTCGTTCTCCGGGTACGGCACCTATGGCGGATACACCAGCCAACAGCAGGGCATCAACTTCGTGGGTGCTTACTACACCTACTACGAAGGCGAGGCCCGTAACCGTGCCATGTCGGTGCCCACGATCAGCCGTGCCCGTGACCTGCTGGCCTCGGTGATCGGCTCCACGCAATTGTGCATGTACATGGAACGGTGGAACGAAACTGAAGGCGAAATGGAGCAGGTCGATCTCGCCCCACGTTCTTGGCTCCGCCAACCCGACCCCTCCGTGCCGTACAGCACCCTCATGTCGTGGACGTTGGACGACCTGTTCTTCTTCGGTCGTGCGTTCTGGTACATCACATCCCGCACCGCAGACGGCTTCCCGGCATCGTTCACACGCCTTCCCGCTGGCACCGTCACCACACAAGACCAGTCCGGCCCCGTCTGGTTCGCCCCATCAAGCGAGGTCTACTTCCAAGGTGGCATGATCCCGCCCGAGGATCTGGTGCAATTCATCAGCCCGGTGCAAGGCATCATCTACATGTCCGAGCAAGCCGTAGCGACCGCCCTCCGCCTCGAGGAGTCCCGCTACCGCAACGCCCAATCCGCCATGCCGTCCGGCGTGCTCAAGCAGACCGGTGGTGAGCCGTTGTCTGCACAAGAACTGGCCGACCTTGCGGCCGCGTTTAACAGTGCACGCATGTCCAACCAGACCGCCGCACTTAACGAATTCTTGGATTACACCGAAACGAAGGCGTTGCCGGACAACATGCTCATGGTTGAGTCCGCCGAATTCCAAGCCAAAGAACTGTGCCGCCTCACCAACATTCCGTTCTACTTGGCCGGTGTCAACATCGGGTCATACCAGTACACCACCAGCCGTGGAGCCCGAGAAGACCTGTACCTGTTCGGTGCCCGGCAGTATCTCGACTGCGTGTCGCAAACGTTGAGCATGAACAACGTGCTACCGCGAGGCACCTACGTGAAATTCGACATCGACGACTACTTGGAAGGTGTCATGGAAGACGCGATGGAAGACATGCCCGAAACCACACAAACGCCCGACACCGAACCCTTGGAGAACTGATGCACATTCAATTATCAGCAGGCTTCGCACTTGACGTCCAAGCCGAGGCTGGCGAGACTGCCGGTCGCCGCGAAATCTCGGGTTTGGCGGCCCCCTATCAAGTGTCTGCGACTGTGAGTGGTGGGGCCTCGGTGATGTTCGCACCGGGCTCCCTGCCGGTCGACGGCAAAGCCCCCAAATTGTTCATGTACCACGACGCCTCCCAGCCGGTCGGACTGGTCACCGAACGCATGGAAGCACCGGACGGGTCGGGCATGCTTTTTACCGCCAAGATCGCCGCCACCGTGGCCGGTGACGAAGCCCTGCAACTGGCCAAGGAAGGCGTGCTCGACAGCGTGTCCGTGGGCGTCGACGTGATCGACTCGTACCAGATGGAGGACGGCACCACCGTCATCACCTCGGCCGAGTGGCGAGAATTGTCACTTGTCCCCATCCCGGCATTTGCCAGTGCTACCATCACCGATGTGGCCGCCTCGGCGGACACGACTCCCGACACAGAAAACCACCAAATCCTGAACGAGGAGAACGAAGTGTCCGAAGTCGAAGCCGCCGCCCCCGAAGCCGCACCCACCGCCCCCACCATTTTCGCCCAGCCGCGTAAGGCTCCCCGCCTGCCTTCGGCCGGTGAGTGGATGGCCGCTTACCACATCGGAGGAGAGACCTTCGCCAAGGTGAACGGTCAGGTCGCCGAGTGGAAGAAGGAGAACCAGTCAACCTTCGAGGCCGCCGCTGGCGACATTGCTACCTCCTCGACGCCGGG